GTGACCTTTAAGGCCTTCAAGGAATCCTAATTTATCCCATTTGTTAATAGTATCTTCTTTAATAACTTTAAGGTGTTTTAACCCGATGTTACCAACAAGACCTGATTCTAATAATGCTCCCATTTTAATTTTTATTTTTTTATTTTTTAGTTTATTTTAATTTTGACATTAAGTCTTTCATTCTAAGGAATTGAGGATTTTCATAAGTTTTAGACTCAATTAAGTTAACCGCAGAACCTGTAGAAGGAGCTTTATCAATTTTGCTCTCAATAGATTCATTAATTGGTTTACTTTCCTTATTTGAAAACTCGTCTTTTATTATTTTATACAAATTTTTAGATTCTTTGATTGATTCAATACTATCAAATCTTCTTAAAATATTTATTTTTTCTTGTTTAGATGTTGTGTGTTCTGTAAATAAACGAGTAGCGTATGCTAAGTTTGAATTGAAAACCGCAACTTCATTAAGTTTTTGTCTAAATACATTAAGAGCTTTTCTGTATTCTTCATTTTTTTCTCTAAGAATTTGTAATTCTTTAGCGTCTTCGCTTTCTTTATATAAGTGTCTTGGTGCGGCTTTTGGTTTATCTAAACCAGCTCTACCAAATCTTCTACCACTACCTAAAGTACGAGAAGCTTCTTTGGTTTCTTCTTTTGAAACATTTTTAAGTTTTTTAGGTTCTTCTATTTCAGCTTCTTCTTTAAACTCAAATTTAGCTTTACCCATTCCAACTCCTTTTGTTCCTTGTTTCATTTTTTCTTTGAATCCACCTTTTGATTTTTTGTATTTAAATTCTGATGGAGAACCTGTAGAAACATTTTTACCTGTTTTAGGAGAAGTCATAAATTTTCCTTTAGATTCCATAACAGAACCTTCTTCTTCCATTTCTTCTTCTTCCTCTTCTTCATTGAATTCAATTTCGTAAACTACGTCACCTTCATTAAATTCTTCTGATTCTTCTTCATCATTACCATCAAAAACTTTTTTAACTATATTTTCAATACTTTCGTTAAATTCATCTTCAGATTCTTCATCTTCAAAGTTTTCAAAATCCTCTTCAGATTCTTCATCTTCAAATTCTTCGTCATCAAAATATGATTCCTCATCACTCTCACCAACAATCATATATTCCTTAGATGTTTTATTATCTTTTAAGTTAATATTACCTGAATCGTCTTTCTTAACGATAACGTCATCTTCAGGTCCCATTAATTGGAATACACGTAAAACTTCTTCATCAGAAGCATCGGTAAGGTCAATTGGTTCTTCAACGTCAATATTATCCATATCCATTTCCATTCCTTCTTCATCAGATTCTTCATCAGATTCTTCTTCAGATTCTTCTTCAGACTCATCATCAAATTCAGGTTCGTCAATGTTTATTTCTGTTTCAATCTCATCTTCAACATCTTGTTCTGAAAGAGATTCTTTTACTAGTTCATTGATTTCTTGTTTCATAGTAGAAGCAAGTATTCCTTTTGCATTTTCCGCAACCGCTTCTTCCAAATTTTTCATTTGGATGATTGCCTCTTCAACTAAAGATTTTTCTTTTGCCATTTGGTTATATTATGTTTTAATTAATAAATACTACGATTTTTAGAAAAAACAAAAAAAGGGAGAAATTTCTTTCTCCCTTTATTAATATTGAAAATAATTTGTTATTCTATCACCTCATTAATTTTACTTTCAACGATTGCGGTTATTCTCCAGTCTTGAGTATAATGTTCAAAAATCTTAGTGACTTTTGCTTCAACATCTGTCGGACTATAACCTTTAACTAATTTTTCTTCTTTTTGTTTTTTAACTTTTCCTGATTCAGAATCAACTAAATCTGTTGTAATTTTTGCTACAAAATATTTTTCGTCCATACTTAATAAATTTTTAGATTGTTTTTAATACCCTAAATAATCGTTTAATTTTTTCATTAAGTCAAGTGACTTATTAACTGGTTGATTATTTTGAGTATTATTTTTCATATTTTTCTCTTCTTCTAAATTTTCTTCAAAATTACTTCTATCTTCAGCATTTAAAAATAAATAAGCACCTGGTGTTGATGGGGATGAAACTAAGTCAAAACAAATTAATTCAAAATCATCTTGAACTTCATTTTGTTCACCTACTTTTTTTAAGGAACCAACACCTCTTGATGATATACCTAGAGTTACACCTTGTCTTAAATAGTTTGCGGCTAAATCACCTTTAGTTGATACTATACCTCTTTCGTGGAATCCAGGACTTGTAAGTAATTTTAATTTACCCATTAAAATATTACCATCCCACCATATATCAGTTATTATATGTGATACTCTATCTAAATCAATCAGAGAGGATTCAGGATGATTTAATTCAGAAAGGGATGTTCCTTTCTGAATCATTTTTTTATAGTTATCAGATTCTCGTTTTAATATTCGTTCAGGATATACTCTACCATTTCTATTAGGTGTATTATATTTTTGTAATACAGCGTAAAACTCAAAAGGTTTAGAATGGTCTAAAGAATTTTTTGATTCTTTAATAACTTCAGCATTGAATTTATCAGTTGGGGACACATATCCGGCATCATATTCAATAAGAATAGATTTAACATTAGGAGTGTTATTAGTATTAATTTTTAAATTACTCATTTTAAATGTTTTTCTTTATAAATATTAAACATTTATACTTTATATCATTTCATTTAATGATTTAACCTTTTTAGTTAAATAAAAATCAAAATATTTGTTATCATTAAAGTTCTCAACGAATATCTGAGATGTTATTTTTTTAAGCGAATCTTTAATAAGATTAGATTTAAAATCAACATTATCTTGAATCACATAAAAGTTAATCTCAAGATTCATGAATGATTTTTTTCCATTTATTAACCCACTTGAACGTAAATCTAAATCCACTATAAATTTAATATCAAATAATTTATTATTTAAAGAATTTAATATTGAATGTTTTATTGCTCTACTCATATTAAGAACTACTCTATTCCAGTTATCACATTCAGTTACAGGTTCTACCCAAGTTTGTATATTTAAATAAAGTGATTTTAGGTCAACAAAATCAACGGTTCCATATATTACTTTAGCCGTATTAAACCCTTGTATTTTTGAGGTTTTTCCTTTTTTCATTATTTTTTCATCGTTATAGTTTATTTTTTAAAAAAATAAGTATATTTACCTTAAGAGTCAAAAATAAACCCTATTAAACCCAAACTATATGTTAATTATTAAAGTAGAAGGTAATATGTCAATTGACAAAGCCTTAAAACTTTACAAAAGTAAAGTAATAAAGACAAAACAAAGTTCTGAACTATCTAATAGAAGAGAATATGTTAAAAAATCTGTTAAAAGAAGAAATCAGGTGAATAAAGCAAAATATGTAGAAAAAAAATTTAAATCAGAAAATTAAAGATTCTGATTTAAATTTTTTAGTTTAAAATAATTTAACTTATCATATTTTTCTGAGATTACCTTATTTAAAGTTTCATCTATTTTAGATTTAGTAGATTCATCCTCAACATTATTTTTCATCTCATTTAATTTTGAAACAACATTTTCTTTAATGGTTTCAAAGTCAGTACTTAATTTTACATCATCTGATGACAACAAATTAAGTAATTCCACTTTATCTGATTCTTGTAGAGAATCAATATGATTAACTATTGCTTTATTAGCTACATTAAGCATAGTAATTATAGGTAAGTTTATAACCTCTTTAGTTTTTTGAGGTTGTCTTTTTAAAGTTTCTGATATTAATTTTTTACTATTAATTCTATTTTCAATAGTTAAAATATCTTTAGAAAATAAATTATCAATATTTTCATATTGATTCTCAACTTTTATATTTTTAACCCAAGATTTTATTTTGTCAATGTCAGAGGTTTTAATTTTATTGATAGTATTTTCATATATGATAACACATTCATTAACATAATCATTAACAACACTTTCATTTAAACCTTTAGTTGTATTCAAATCATCGTACAAATAATAAAGTTTATTTATATTTTTATTATTTAAAACTAAATCTTTAAAGTTTTTTATTTCTGTTTTAAACGTGTTGTTTTTATATGATTCTAACAACACGTTTTCTATCTGAGATTTTAATATACCGAATTTTATCATTGTATTATTTTTATTAATAAATATCAATCATTCAGAAGTTTATTCAATTCTTTTTCCATTTCACCTAAAGAATTTCTTGCTTTTGATAAATCAAGATACAATTCATCTTCAGTTAGATTACCATTTTCTAATAAAATTTTTAAATTATCATTACTATAAGATTCAGGTGTTACACCTGCTTCTCCACCAACTTCAGGACCTGGAGGTGTTAATGGTGATGATTCTGCTCCACCAAAACCACCTTCTTCACTTGGTGGTGGAGGTGTTGAACCACCTTCTTGAGGAGCTCCTGGTTTATTACCATAAAGTTTATCAATATTATCAAATATACCGGTATGTGTTATAATAGTTGCCGTATTAGTTAATTCAGCGGCTACGGCTTTCTCAATTCTTTGTTGTTGTAAATCAAGTTTAATTTCATCATCAGAAAATCCTAATACGTGTTTTTTAGCCCAAGAAACCGATACAGGTGCAATACCTTCAATAGGACTAACTGCATCTTTATATAATAATATTTTTTCTTTCCATAAATCATTCTTCAATAAATCAGCTTGAGATGATGGGTTAGTTAGACCTAAAGTAAAGTTGGAAAGTTCATCTTCAAAACCTAATAAAAATAAATGAACAATAGCTATTTTATTCATCTCAGCTATCATACATTTCTGTATTCTATTTATAGTTCTAGCAAAACGAATATCCATTAATGATAAGTTTTTACCATCTCCAACAACTTCTTCAAACCCTAAAAATGCTTTAGGAACTCTAAGTGCGGTTAATAATTTCTTTTGAATATATTCAATATCAGCAATCTCGGATAAATTTTGAGCGCCAGGCAATGTCTCAATAGGAGATGCTTGTGCTGGGTCACGAACAGGTATGAAATAATCTTGGTCAACAGCCATTTGATTAAATCTCATATCAACGTTACCTGATTTAGAATCAACTACTTGACTTCTTTTGAATTTATTAGCAACACGTTGAACATATGGTTCAACATCTTTATCATCCATATTACCGACAAATACTTTAAACACTCTTCTTTCAGGGGCTCTTGATGTTCTATAGATTAACATCGCATCTTCAGATAATAAAAGTTGTTTCCATATACGTCTAGCTTTCTCTAACATTGAAGTTCCGTATGGGAGTTTTCTATCATCACCTAATAATCTAAAATGTGCAATTTCCCAAGAATTAAATTCCATATCTTTCGCTTTCCATTTAAAACGAAGTCCTTTATTCTCAATAGGTTCTTCCACATTAGCCGATTTAGCCGCCATACCTCTTTCTAATCGTTCAATCTCAATATTAGGTAATTGCATACAACCAACAACTCCTTTATCAGAATCTAGCTTTAGATAGACAAAATTATCACCATATTTACAAGTATTTCTTGTCCACATAGGTAAATTGGTATTTATGTCTAATACATTATTAAATAAATCAGTTAAGATTGATTTAATACGTTTTGATTCAGAATATATTTGTAACATATAACCATTTTGGTCTACGGTGGTTGATTCTTCACCATATATGTCTAACGCTGCGGATATTTCAGGAGTGTATTCCATACTTTCGTAATCATAAAATGATGCCAAACGAGTTGGTTCATAATAGACTGCTTGAGTATATAAATTATTTTCAATCTTAGTCCATTGATTTGATAAATAATATGTCTGTTGAGCTTCTAATTTCTCACGTTCATATTCTTGCTTAGAAGTTGTTTTTAACAACTCTTGTTTATCAAATTTATAAGTGGGGTAATCTTGATTTAATAATGAGTTTGGCCCGAAAGCTCTTGAGAGTCGTTGCCAAACCGTTAAATTGTTATTTTGATTATTTTCCATATCTATAAATATAGTTTAATTAAAACTATAAATAAATATTACCGACCTCCAAATAACCAACCATATTTTATATATTCCTCTCTACCGATATGGTTATTACCTTGTTGGTTCATTCTTTCATTATAATTTGGGATTACAGGATTAAATGAGGTGTTTTGACTAATATCATTAGTATTAACAGACCAAGAATCAATCATTGCTTTAGTATGTTCAGTTACTTTAGTTAGATTAGTGAATGAAGATTCCGCAACATATGTTGCCATTGATATAGACATAATTAAGTCATCGTGGTGACCTTTTTGATGGTCAGGTCT